CCTAGAAGCATATATGCTAATGCTTCAATAGCAGACAACACTCAAGTTTTTTATGAATTAGCTGGAACTAGTTTTAATACGTTAAGTGAGATGATAAACTTACAGCCTAATTTATAGGAAATATTATGAACTGGTTTGAAAACAAAACAACACAACTTATAGCCCTGGTAAGTATTGTAGGTACTTTAGCTGGGTTTGGTTATACAGGAGCTACTTACGTAAATAGATTGGAGAACCTAGAGGCACAAATTGGTGGGATAAGCGACACAGAAGCGTCCCAGAAGGTCATTGAAGAACGTTTTGCAGCCATTGAAACCTCAGTTGAATACATTAACAAATCTATAGATAGCATAGTAATACCAGATAATAGTGACCTTAAGACGTCTACAGCTACACTAACTAATGAAGTTGAAAGGTTGTGGATTGAAATAGAAAAACTAGAAGAGGACAACCCACTAAATGGATAACTGTTATTTAGGATTATTTTGGGATTTTAAAACAAGGGAGTTTAAACAATGGCTAGAAATTATAGAAAAGAATATGACAACTACCACGGATCATCTGCACAAAAGAAAAGAAGAGCCGGACGTAATACGGCCCGTCGAGCAGCTGAACGTACAGGAGCAGTAAAGAAAGGTGACGGTAAAGATATTCATCACAGAGATAATAACCCTAACAACAACTCTTCTGGAAATACTGTTGTACGGACTGCGTCGTCCAATAGATCTTTTAAACGTACTAAATCAGCAAAGCGTGCTTAAACGTGTTGAGAAGGGGAAGGTCTCCAACCAATAGGTACGCACTGTCGTATCTTAAATCCCTCTCCGGCATTTCTAATGTTGATTAGTTTTTTCTCTATAACAGTATACTCACTCCATTGTTTTATTTCACTTTCTAGTCTTCCACAACCTTTACAACGGTCATCTCCAAACTGTCTGGTGGTACACCAACCTACGCATGGGCTGTCTGCCAAGCTTTGACATTCGCCATTTAATATTGCTAATTCACTCATAAAACCTCCAAAGTTTAGTTTCTAAAGCTTATAGTATTGATAATATTGCATTTTTTGTATTAAGTGTCTAGTTTTTTTAGCTCTTCTTTTAGTCTGTTTTCGTACCACTCGGCTTTATCCAAGTCTTGTACGCCATTTTTATAACGAAACCTCCATCTGTATTTCAGTGAGTTTCCGCGTAAGTACCCAATAAACTCTTCGGAGCTGAGCATGGCCCGTATAGCGTCGATACATTCTATGTCCCCTTGATTATAATGTTTAGGGTTGTTTACTAAGTCTTCTTTCATAATAGTTTTTTTTGTTTGTGCAGGCACACGTTGTCAATACCATTAATAAAAGATTCTCTAGGTATTGATTTTTTTAATAAGTCTTTGTGAGATATCCATGCTTCACGGTCGTCTTCAGTTATGTACACTCCTGCTGGAGATCCCAGGACGATGTACGCGAGATGGTTATGTGATTTAGCTTTAGCCAGCCAAAGTCTTTGTAGTTCACTTAAGTTTATTTTAACTTTAGTTTCTTGTTTTGTAGGTAACTTAGGTTGGTATTTATACTCTACATACATATAACCAGTGGGTCCTGAATAGTACGCGTCAGGCACGCCACCTTGAAATCTGTCTGCTATTTTCCATACAAAGACTTTAGTGTCTAATTTTGAGTGTATAGATTTAATAAATGAGTGTTCGTTCATAATAAAGAATGGAAGGGCGGTTGGGTAATGAACCCAACTCTTATACTCGACTCATGAAGCCCCCCACCCATGAGAAACTACGAAGCCACGTTAGGACGAGTTGTCTCGTATAACTCCTTGGCTACATTGTAGTCTTCTTCTTGAGACCAACCAACTTCTGCAACATCCAAATTGTAGAATTGTTGACCAGCTCTGTTAGCTTTCTTAACAGACTCAAGCTTCCATAAAACAGAGAATCTATCTCCGCCTTTAGTTTGGATTTGTGAATTCCAAGAACGTGAAACACGTAACTTAGAAGAGGAGAAATCCATTATAAAAGGCATACCTAATTCTCCAGTCTTAGGATTCTTTTGGACTAGCATGTGTGAATGCGTTTGAATTACATCATGCTGTTCCGGATCCATACTTTGTGCGGACATAAAATCCATAGCAGATTGTAAAGTCTTATATGTACCTATTAACCCACCACCAAATTCACGTTTTTTCCAGACAACGAAGTCTTCAGTAAACCTAACATTAAGTACGTATAGCTCTGTGCCATAAATTTCTTTTGTTATATTGTTTACAAAATGCCCTGGTTTAGCCCCGTCTATGTATTCGCTGTGTTGCTCGTCAACTTCATTATTTAGTTGTTGTAACAATTTTACACGAGGTGTTTGCAGATGTTCTGATGACACTTCTTCGTTACCGAGACCAGCAGCAGCTTTTACATGTGCAGGAACCTTGTCAGAGACTAAGGATATTTCTTGTTTTTCCATTATTATTTTTCCATTTTTCATAGTTATTATTAAGTACGTGTTCTGTAATTAATACGGATCACGTCAGTGCTTTTAATACCTGGAACAGTCATCCCTAAAGATAATAATTCCCGAAACGCTTGGGCACTAAGACGTCTATGTAAAAGCTCAAATTGCTCAGTAGCAAGTATGTGCTTATATATTTGGTCCCAGTCTTCTGCGCTAGGCATTGTTTCTGTTTTCACAGAAATTGTTGCTCGATCATTAGCTGTTTTTTCGATACCTTGATCGTCCATTACAGCTACAAGCCTAGATTCTAGGTCTTGTTTAGTTCGAGATAATTCTTTTTTTTCTGCATCTAGAAGATTTATAGAATCTCTAGTGTCAGCAAGTTTGTTTATTAGTTCGTTTATGTTTTCTTTCATAGTTAGTGCCTAGTTTCTTTTTGAGTGTTGTACAAAATATTAATTTCATCCGCAAGGCTCAAGGCTTTTCTTCCTGCATTGGAAACAATATTATTAAAGTCTTCATCTGATTCTGGGTATTCTTCGTTATCGTTAGTAAGAACAAACAATAATGCTGCTGCTAATACTTCATTTGGATAGCAGCTTAAATGAGCTACTTGATTTTCAATGTCTTTACCTAGTGGGAGCATCTCTTTTTTCTTTTTCATTATATAATTTACATAGTACTGTTAATAGATTCTCCATTCTATCTAACTTAGAATCTAATTTCTTATAAACTGTTTCTTCCCAAGTGTCTCTTGCTGATATTAGTATTGTTTCTGTTTTCTTAGTTTGCCCAGCTCTGTGTATACGTTTGTTAAATTGTTGAAAATGTTCTGCATTATATGTAGGACTGCACCATATACAGGTAGTTGCTTTTGTAAGTGTTAATCCGTGCCCAGCAGATTGAGGGTGTGCGAAGAGTACCTTTATTTGACCGGCTTGATATCTATGTACAATGTCTTTTCTTTTATGAGCTGGTACATCTCCATCTATAACTTCGTATTCAAACCCTCTAGATTTAGCTAACTCAATTAAATGATCACGTTCGTGTTTCCAATTAAATGCTACTAAAGAGTGTTTACGTACATCTATTAGATCCATTACTAAGTCATAACGTTCTTGGTGTACAAATTTGTATTCTCCTTCAGCTGTGTATACAGCGCCAGTTACAAGTTGTAATAATTTCTTAACCCTTGCACTAGCGTTTACAGCAGTGATGGTCCCTTGTTTAGTGTACAACACAGATTCGTTTGCTAAAGTATCGTATGCTTCTTTTGTTTGTTTACTTAAGTTAGTGTATATAGTTCTAGTTATATTTTCAGGTAAGTCCATACAATCTTCTAATGCATGTCGTATAGTTATGTCACGTAGCCTGTCTGCGACTGCTTCTTCTGCTCCTGGTTTGTCTATCCATACGTTAGCAAACCCATTAAACTTAGGAGTGCATACTTGGTTTCTAAAAGCAAAGAACCTTCCTCCTAGTCTTTCTCCATTATCTACAAGCATAGCTGGGTGCCAAAGATCTAATATAGTGTTGCTGTTAGGTGTGCCTGACATAGCAATTCTGTAGTCAAACCTTTGAATTAGTTTATTTAAAGCCTTAGAACGTTTTGAAGTTCTATTTTTAAAAGCAGTAAACTCGTCTATACATATAGTGTCAAAACCATTTAATAGAACAGGATTTTTAATTAGAAAATTAACTGCTTCAAAGTTTGTTACAACTACATTAAGACTTAGGTCTTCAAATATTTTCTTTCTGTTTTTAGCATAAGCTATGCCGGGTTTTAACGTAGGTTGAAACTTAACTAAGTCGTCTACCCATGCTGCTTCTAATATAGATAAAGGAGCTAAGACGAGCATTTTAGTACCACGTTTAGCAAAAGCATCTAACACAGCTCTTGTTTTACCAGTGCCGGGATCAGAAGTTATTAAGCATTTGGGGGTTGAAAGGATAAAGTCGGTAGTAGCGCTTTGGTGCGCATACGGATTAGGTATGTCCATCATATTTATATTTAGTATTTGTATTTATTATTTAGTTCTTATATTAATTTTAACATAAGATCGGAAAAGTTTCTACTTTATTCCCCACTCACACATTGGGCTGTCTCCTTTTTTATAAGAACACCACTTACAACTGTAAGAAGAAGGATTAGGCGGAAATTTTGTAGTAGAAGTCATAGTTAATGCACGTTCATTTATACCGGGCATAAACATCATGGCCTCTTCTCGCGTATACGCTTGTAGACTTGTTTCTGTTTGATCTAAGTACCACAATTCAGTTTGAACATGTTCAAGCTCTGGGTATTTAAAAAAACTTCCTATAGCGTATATTAAAGCTTGTTGGCCATGAGCTATTTCATTACCAAACTTTTTACCTGTTTTGTAATCTATAACTCTAGCTGAAGTTGGAGACTCGTGTACGATAGCATCTAATTTTATTCTAGCCCATACATCTTTAGCCATCCACTCACAAGACTCCCAGTCGATTGTAAACCCCCATTCGCCTTCTACTCCTACTTTGCCTTCTTTGTAGAGTTTTCTTAAAACTTCAAACTGAGAATGGAATTTTTTAAGAGTATCTGGCATCTGATTTAATTTACCTTGTACATAATCTTCTGCTTGAGTATGTATCTTTGTACCACGGTCAGCTGCTGGCCCGTAGTCTTCTTGTATTTTTTTTACTTTAGATATGTATATTCTATAAGCACAGCTCTCAAAAGTTTTTAAAGAAGAGTAAGACCAAGCAGGTATAAGACCTAACTCTTTATCTTTTGAACTGTTAGTTTGAATATTTGATAAGTCTGGTCGTACGTCCTGTGTTAGATCCATGTAAAAACTCCTAATTTACTAATGCTGTTTTATCTTTTTGATCAAAATGTGTTTCTATTAAAACATCTTTTTGGTCGTCTGGTAAGTACCAAACTAAAATAACTCCTCTTGGGGCTGAGGCTGCTTTACTTGTGCCTATTCTTTTTCGTCCTGTAGATACGTTGTGTCTAGACATTGCTTTAGAAAAATCTCTAGCTGACATTCTATTCTTACTGTCAGTAAGTACGTCATACACCAGTTTAAAATGTTGCATAGGTATAACACTTTCTT